TTTGCTTGAAGATACTGAAACATCATATCTTGAAATCATGGCTGTCAGTAATTCTGAGCATTGTGCTGATTTGTGCACTGAACTTAGGAATAACGAAATCCTTAAAGAAGAAATGGGTAAAGAAGCTTATATTACCGGAAAGCTGCTTAAGATGAGTGAAGAAGCATTACTCATTAAGCTTGCTGATATGGTCTATAATTCTTATGACCAGCCTGGTGAAAAAGCTTTGAACAGAATGTATAAAAATGTTTGCGAACTTCTTTTAAAGCGTAAACTTAATGATAAATGTAAAGAATTAGCAAACTTAGTTATTTTGGCATAAACATGAGATGTGACCACTGTCCATATTTACATACAGTTGCATACGAAGATGATTATGAAACTTGCATGGTATTTGGCGATAATGATGATTATTATTGTGAAAACGCAAAAGGTGAATTAGGTTGCAAGTATAATCTAAAAACGTTAAACAAGATGTATAAACAGGAACGGGAAATCGAAGATAAAGCAGTTCTTGAATATATGGCTGGTTTTGTTAAATTCTGTGAAGAGGAAGGGTTGACATAAGTCAACCTTTTTTCTATATTATATGACATGGGAAAACTAGTCAAAATCGAAAAACTCTTTCCTTTTACTGAGGAAGAAATCAATCAAATTAAAACCGGATTTAGTCCTTCAAAAGATGAATATGAATTATGGTTTCCATATTCTGATATTGACCCAATGGATTTAGATTGCTTCTATGAGAAAGATAAGCCTGAAGAAAATAAGAATGTATATGTAAGTTATATCGGTAATCCTGCACATTGGGATTGGATGATTGAAGATCGTATTAAGCTCGATAGCTATGACTATGGTTTCTGTGATAATGCTACTCAGGCTAGATTGTATGCAGAAGAACAGATGAAGGATGATGACAGAGAATATTGCATTGTTCTTGAACCTTTTGATGCACAAGCTGATTATGGTGAAAAATTCTATTATAGAAATGGTCCTTATATTGGTAAAATTCCGCATCAGACAGAATATGATAATACACTGTATGATGTTGATATTCCTGAAAACGTAAAAATTATGTTCCATTTCTATATCATCTATCCAAAAAAGGAGACAAAATAATGGCAAATAGTTATATTAAAGAAGATTACGCTAAGCAATTACAAAGCGAACTTGAAGAAGCAATCAAAATTAATCCTGATATGTTCAATCTCGATAAGGTTGCAGAATATAGTAAAGAATTACAGGAATTCGACGGTAACTTCTTCGAAACTCTGAGAAAGTTTGATCAAATTTATAAGGAAGAAGTTCGTTTTACTGAAGAAGAACGTAATGCAATTAAGCAAGTCATTACTGATGCTGGTCATACAATTAAGGAAGAAGTCATAAAAGGAACTAAAGAAGAAATTGATAAAGAATTGTTTAATCCTTTACGTGACGATTATTATATTGTACTTGATAATAATACATTAATTCATTTTCTAAAAATTCATAAAAGGCGTGGCGGTTTTATTGTTGATGCTAAAGAAGGCATTGAAGTAGAATATAATATTCTTGAATTTTTTACTCCAGAAACATGTCAACGTTTTTTTAATACCGCTGAACTTGAACACGTGCTTTATAAACCATTTGATGCCGAAGATTATTCTTTAGAATCTAATCTTGATAATCTTCGTAAGGCATTTACGCTTAATCATGAACCAGAATCTCATGATGATTATTGGGATCATCATGATGTGTATGAAGAAGAACGTAGAAAAGAAAGAGATAAGAAAAAGAAGAAAACACGTAAGAAGAAAAAATAATGAGATGTGATAATTGTCCATATCTTAATATAAGTAGCTGGGATAGTTGCGATACATTCTGTGATATTTTCGGATATGATGATAGCATGTTATCTGAAGACAGAAATGGTAACTTCGGCTGCAAATACAATAAGCGAACTCTTGAAAAAATGTTAAGAGACCGTGACAAAGAAATTGAGGAATGGTTAGACAAATCTCAAAACAACACTAAAATAAAACATGAGGAAGATAATGATTAATGGTGAAATTGTCAAAAAAGAAATAAATGGCGAAATTAAATGGGTTTATGAAGAACAAGATTATGATGGCTTTTGTGGTTTTTCATATATTAAAGAATTTCCATTTGATACTTATTATGATGCTGAACATTGTGCTAGGCTGCGTAGTAAGAACGAAAAGTATAAAAGTAGCTTTACTAGAACTTATGACAAATATGGTAAAGAAACTTTTAGAGAAGATAATGTTGTATTCAAAATCATTACGCCAGATTCTGTCGATTATTGGGATAACTTCAATTACAATCGTAGTGTAGATATTGCTATGGCAAAATATAATAAGTCATTTTGGCGAAAGTTATTTAAATTCTTCTTTAAACCAGATGGTGATAAGCTTGAGCTTCCTCAAACAAAAGTCGAAATGATTGTTAATCCTAATAAAATTATAACAATCTTCGAAGGTAAAGACTGGGGAGAAGCTGAACGTTATATTAGGGAATTTGTAAAGAAGAAATCTTTATATTGGGTTAAAGACGGTAATACGTTATCTGATTAGGAATTAGGGTTGACATTTGTCAACCTTTTTTCTATATTATAGAAAAAGAGGATTAATAAATGGAATTTCTAAAATGTTTAGGTTTACTTGGCGGTAGCTTAATGGTATTCATGATTGCAGGTGGAAGTGCAGACTTGCAGCATCATAGAGCTATGGAAACAAGAGTTGATAAAACTATTGAACGTTCTGAACTTAAACAGACTGGTAAAGTTCTTGTAGAAATGTATACTGTTATCGACGACGGTATTACTAAGAGAACTTTGAAATCTCAAATTGTTGTCGATTCCATTTATGATAGAGATGTCGAGAATTTAAATTCTGCATTAAAGGAAATGACTTATAATACTGTTGTGCAGAGACAAAAAGAAATTGATGATACTAAGTTCATATCTATCAATCAAGCTGCAGAAGAAACAATGCATGATGTTCATAAGATAGTATGGGGAAAGTAAATGATAAACTTAACTGATGCTGACTGGAAGCGAATAGATGAGCATTTAGAAGAATTAGGCAAAGAATGGAAAGCTGAAGCTGAACGTCTACAACCTTATACTGATATTCTTAAGAAACATTTAAAAAAAGAATTTCCAGAAAATGTTATAGATGATAATTTTTCTAATGCAGTAAATTTGGATTTTAAGCATGGCTATACAATTACTGTATATGTAGATGAAAAACATCCATTAGAATATAGTTGGGCCATTAATGAACAAGATCTTATGACAGATGGTTTTATTCATAGTCCTGAAAAAAAATATTATACTATTAATGAACTTATTATGTTTCTTAATTCTATAAAGGAATGGTTATAAAATTAAATTACAATATGTTAAAGGAGAACTAATATGTCATGGGGCGAAATCATGATGAATATGGAAATTGCTGCTTGGAATAGAATCGAAAAAGAAGGCGAAGCTAGACGTAAAGCAGAACAAAATGCGCTTGAACGTAATTTTGGTAAAGATGGTAAACAGGAAGCAAGAGTATATGATAAATTCTTTTTGCGTGATACATATATTGACAAAGAAGAATATCTTGCGCATAAAGACAATTACATTTTATATTAAGGAAATTCATGAGACGTTTATTTATTATTAGAAAAGATTTAAATTTACATGCTGGTAAACTTGCAGCAATGGTTGGACATTGTGCTGAAGGCTATTGGCTTAACTTATTTAAGCAAAGTTATATTAAAGACAATGAATTTGATACTTTACCTGTAGAAACGCCGGAAGACCCAGACTATTGGATGTTATATCGACATCCAGCAGTTTATGAAGCAGCAAAAGCAGCACATGAACGTGGTGATAAATCCTTTATTTTTAAGGCAGAAGATTCAAGACCTACAATTAGTGTTGTCATGGAACTTCCAAAGGATATTTGGAACGATTATATTAATGATATATTCACTAAGACTATTTGTGAAGCAAAGAACCTTAATCATTTAATGAAGGTTGTTGATATTGCAAAGGAACTCGGATTGGTCGAAGGTATTGACTATGGTTTCATCGACGATGTTTGTAAGACTGATTTAACACCAGAATTCACTGATGAAAATGGTGTTGGCCGTTGCCGTGTAGGTATTTGGTTTAAACCGTTGCCAGATGAAATCAGTCATAAACTTAGTAAAAAATATCAACTCTATAAGGGCTAAATATGTGGTCATTAATTTTAGTTTTTACTTTTACTACCTATCATGGTGCAGGTATGTCAACTACTGTTATTCCTGGCTTTTCATCTTATGAAACCTGTGCAGCTGCAGGTAGTCAGGTTGATAATATTAAACGATTTATTTGTATAGAAGTAAAATAATGAAAGTTGGATTAATTGGAAGAAATATCGGATATAGCAAGTCAAAAGAGATTTTCGAAGCTAAAGGTATCGAATATCATGTCTATGATGTTCCTTATGTAGAGCAGGGAATCGAAATGGCAATAGCTGATCAGTTAAATGGCTTTAATGTAACGAAACCGTTTAAGAAAGATATTGTCAAGTACATGGATTCATTATTGCATGATGCTTACCATACTAAAACGGTAAATTGTGTTAAAATCATAGATGACCGTTTTATTGGTGAGAATTTTGATGGCGAAGCATTCCGAAATTCTTTAGAGTATTATCTGAGTAGTCATGAAGATTGGGAATCTAAATTTCCAAGAAAAATAGCCATTCTAGGAAATGGAGGAGTTGTTCCTGCTATTCTCAATGGACTTCATGAAGCAATTAATATGAGTTCAAATGCTAAATATAGTATTGCAATGACAGTATATGCTCGTAATCCTGATGTAAAAACTGAAAATCCTCTATCAAAATTTAAAGCCAAAGATCACGACCTTATTATCAATACTATTCCATTTGAAGCTAAGATTGATATTAATTTTAATAACAAGCATAAGTTTATTTACTACGATTTAAATTATGCTGATGATACATTAATCAAAAAAGCCCAAAGAAATAAAAATTGTTCATGGGCTATTAATGGAATGGATATGTTAGAACGTCAAGCTGATATGGCATTAAATTGGTGGAATGAATAAAAATAAAGCGGGTGTTTAGCCCGCTTTTTTATTATTCAAATGTTATATTGTAATTCGCTTCTTCTATTTCTTCAATAGTTAGTTTCTTACTAAATAACTGTTTTAATTTTTCCATTAATCCCTTAGCTTCTTCTTTAGATAATGGACTTGTATTTATATTTAATGTAATCGTATTAGTTTCCTCTATTGGAGTAGAAAGAATAAATGATGCATTGTATTCTTGTTCAAAAAATCTTATACCATAATCTCTAATCATTCTTTCTTTCCATGCTTCATCACGACCAGGAATTTCATCATATCTAACTCTTGTTGCATTATAAGATGAGACACCACGTTTTGCATGACAATATACTTCATAGAAAGCATTATCACCATTAGGAGTAGATATTAAAATAGTTTGACTACTTGCTCTTGCTGATTGAGTCGGGAATATAGCTTTCATAAAGTCTTCTAATGTTTTATTTTCAGCAAATGCCATTTCGTCAAATACAAGCAAGTCAAATGCTCTACCACAAACAGCAGAATAGCTCATTGCTGATGCTATAATATATGAACCATTTTCAAAATATAATCTATCCTTATTATTTTTTGTAAGTTTAACAGTAAGGAATTCTGGAAGGTTATTATATATTTCTTTTACTTTATTGAGTATCTCTACAGCTTGGCTATATGTATTTGCAGTAAGTGCTACACTTTTATCAGGATGATACATAGCAAACCACAAAATGTATATTGCAGCTAATGTAGTCTTGCCACACTGTCTTGGTGCAACAATAATATGATTACGCTTTTTCTTTTTAGGTTCTAATGTTTTTACAAATTTACGTAAAAGCTTAGTTTGAAATTTATACGGATGAAATTGTATAAATCCATCACAAGTAAGTATCTTTACGTATTTTATAAATTGGTTAATGTTTTTAGAACATACTTCTCGTATGTTTTTTTCTTTAATATTCATTGTTTTCCTTAATTTTTTAATGTTTACTTTCGGATAATCCATGCTTTACGCATATCAGTTTCCTCCGCTATGGGTTTTTAAATGGCGAACCCTTCCGACTTTTTGACGTACACTCTTTTGAAAACCATGTTATTTATATTATACATTTATAAAATATAGATAATTTATTATATTATAGGGTTTACAAAAGAAAAATATTTTACTATATTTAACATCGTAAAAACAAAAAACAATAAAAAAATTTTATATATAATATAAAGGTTAAGAAAATGAAAATGCTTAGTTTAACAATCCTTCTACTCAGTAGCCTGCTTCTCAGCTGGTTATTGCG